ACCCCCCGTCGCCCAATCGGGCAATGGTTTGGCGAGGAGTGCGCCCGGACCCGATCATGCGCGTTTTAGCACGTTATCAACGTGATCGTCAAACGCTTTTCTGCGTCGTGCAATCTCCCGATCTAAATACCACCTGGCTTTCTCAAGGTCCTGCATTCCCGCCTTGAGATCTGCTCGCCAAATGTACTTGATCGCGTTACCTAAGTTGAAGCACATATGCTCGGTGATTTGGATGCACTCAACGCCGCTTGGGTGCTGAGTGTAGTGCTGTGGATGGTTGACCGGATCGTGTTTCATGAAAGGATGCTCGTTGAGTATTCGCCGCACCAGTGGCCGTCATCCACGGGTGGCCAGCCTGGTGACTGGTTACCGTGTTCGTCTACCAACAGCTCTGGTGATCGGCGTCGACATTCACCCATCCAGGTGCTCTCCCCATCTCCGCTAAGTAAGTTGAAATATCTACAGGATCCGCAAGTAGGTCGCACAGCCACTCCTCTAAGAATAGGTCGCTGGTTTGCTCGTCGATTACTGGTTTCATCTTGTCCTTCCCATTCGTCTATCAAAACGCAAGCGTCAGCTTGGATCTGCTTTGCAAGACTGACAACGCAGTCTAACTCCACTTTAAATCCAGCACATTGCTTTTGCAATTCGCTGACATTCAATTGAATGCTGGTAATTGATTCTCCGATTTGTTGTGTCATGCAATAAGCGCCTGTTTCAATTGTGATTCCTTCATGTTAAAAATATCTTCAGGACCAAAAATCTTTTCAATCCACGGTCTGACCCAAAGATAGGTCGTTCCCATCTTGGCGTTGCGCTCAATCAGGTTCTTAGTTGTTAGTTTGACATTGCCAAACGTAACCCATAAATGTGGCGTCAGGTAATGCGGCACGTACATCGCGTCACCCAGAAAGAATACCGGCTGCACGTCAGGGTGGAGCTTCTCATTGTCTTCGCCACGGTAGACAAACCGTCCATTAGTAAATTCCATCAACGCTCTCCACAGGTTTGCCAAGGGTTCTGAGTACAACACAATATTCTGGCTCAAGATTGCTGGCACGACCATGAGCATCGAAATAAATGTAGCGCTTGCGACTAGCGCCATCGGTCTCGTCAATACGTCGGCCAAGTCTGCCAACCCTAAACCCCTGACGCAGCTTTGCATCAATATCCTTTGAGCTTAAATTAGGGAAATATTCAGCACATTGCTTTGACGTCATTGATCCATGATTGGCAATAATTTGTAGTGGATCTATTTTATTTTCCAAGATTTATCTCTTTATGTCGCTGCGTGTGGCAGGGTTGACAGAGCCAGATGACGTCGAGTGGCTTGTCATAGTCTTCATGGTGAGCGAGAGATCGTTCAGCGCCGCAGCGACAGCATGGGGCGCGTACGAGCAAGCCTTTCTTAATTTCTCTTGAAACCGCGTTGTGAGATCTTTGGCGTCTAGGATCTTCTCGTCTCCAGGCTTTACTAATTGAAACGCTGGCAGCCTTTCTTTCTGGGTTTTTGGATCGTTCTCTATCATATTCTCTAATCCTTTCAAGATTTTCAGCCCGATGCTTTAAAACATCTGACTTTGCACACTCTTTGCATTTATTTAAATGCCCGTCTGCCATCATAGAATGTTTGTAAAAATTCTCTAATGGCTTGACAGTTTTGCACTTAAAGCATTCTTTTGAGTTGATCATGACGCACCTCAGGTTGACGGTACGACCATCATACACCCATTCTAATTAAAACGGAATCGAATCATCATCATTTTCCTCAAAACCCGATGCGCGGCCCTGTGGCGCGTTTTTCATCCGAGCTGGTAGGGTAGCCTCACCTGCCTGTTGAAAGCCGCTCCTGTGCCCGTCTGGATGCCTTTTCGGGCCATGATCGACCGCGGTGGTCGGTTCGCAAGCGTTTCCAATCGAAATTGCAGCGTATTGCATCCCGCTGGCAGCGGTTTTGATCGTCACGTCCAGCCAGTGCATAGCGCCGTCTGGCAGGCAGATGCGTCCCTTGTAATCGGCGTGCCAATCCTCGACCTTTTTGTCATTCGGGAATGCTGCGCCTTTTCCGGGTTTCTGCTCGTATGTGCCCTTGGCTGCGGTTGGTTTATTCATTTGATTCACTTTAAATTGTTTCTCAGGATTTGGTCGGTCACAACTTCGGAAAGTAATTCCTCCATCGTTTCGACCTCGGGTTGTTTGGCATCAATCCGGCGTCTGATTACCGATTCGATGCCGGTTTGCAATTGCGCTGACGTCATATCCAGAGCAATCAATTCGTTTACCAGCTTGCTGCTTATTTTTGCACATTTTATTTTTTTCAAACCTCCTCTTATTTCTTTAGTGAAATTAAATATAGAGTCATTCATCTTAGTCATAGATCTTCTCCTTAGATCTTAGTCTTAGCTCTCTAAGTCTTAGATCTTAATCTTAGATCTTAGTCTTAGATCTCTACGCGCGCACGTATATGAAGAAAAGTTATTCACAGGGTTGTCCACAGGGTTATCCACAGATCTCAGGGTAGTTATCCACAAGTTATCCACAGGTTACTTTGTGGTGTTTTTTAAGCTGTTTTCGTATTCTCTTTTGATTTCTTTTACTATTTCTTTCTCCTCCTTTGTATAATCTCTGAGTGGTTTGCCGTTAATGTCTATTGGCAAGTACGGCATTTTCTCCAGCCGTCTCTTGGCTTCGATGTTTGCCTGTTTGCTCATCGAATATTCTCCGAAATCCAGACCGTGACCATTCCCTCCTCGGTATATTTCTTGGTGACTTTCAGATAAGTGACCTGCGAGTCATTCTCAAAAACGACACCTTGCATTCCATCTAATACGGTCTTGGCAATGTTGTCGACGTCGGGTCTAGCAGGGTAAATATCGCCGTCCAGAGCTGCCTGGCGCTTTGCCTTGGACCAGCTTAAGGGAATGCTCATGGATGCCGATATGTAGACCGTGAGCTGCGTCTGCAACGGTGGATGACCGCGCATCGCTTCCATGCCTCGAGCTGCGATTAGCGCTTCGTACTCTCGCGTTACAGCCGGTGTGTAGCTCCTAGGCTTGCCGCCCTGCGTGCTGAACCGTGGTCTGCCCTTGCCAACTGGTGGTCCAGGGATCGTGAATTGTAGGGTAAACATCTGATCTCCGAGTGCGAACGGCAGATGATGCCCGAAGTCGATGGGCTTGTGGAGAAAATTTGTACTAGGGTTTGTCCCTAGAAAAATAGTTGGCCTGACCCCTTGTCAACGGTTGTCAACCTCTGTACAGTTCTACTCATGCGCTGCACGTCGTGGCGCACAACAGGAGCCAGAAAATGAACAGCCAGCCAACAGCATCAATCGTCGCCCTGATCAAGTCTTTGCCTGCTCGTTTGCGTCCAGCCGCAACCCAGTACGCCAAATGGGAAGCAGAATTTTTCTTTAACCAGCAGCTCGACATTCAAACGCCTGTTTGGGATGTTGAGCTTTACGACAAACGCGCATGGGATGCCGCCGAAGAAAGCGTCCGTATGCGTTTTGTAGCCCTTGGCTAAATCAACCACGGGGCTTCGGCCCCAATCAAGGAGTCCAAATGAAAATCATATTCACCAGAAAAGAAATCGAGGAAATCATCCTTAATCACGTCAACCGAGAAATTTACGAAGACTTCAGCAATGAAATGCGCTTCGACCGTTACGACGACGAAAATTTTGTCACCATTAAATCAGCCGAACCAATTATCGAGGAGCCGAGCGATGAAACCTGAAGACAAATACGATTCAAATTTGACAATCATCCTGGCGTCAATCGCTGTCGGCGCAATGTCGGCAATCTGCTTGTTTCTTGCACTCTCTGGAGGTCTGTAATGGTCGGCAAAGTAACCCCCAACACGATGCTGTCTGCATCCCGCGTCCCTGCCCTTTTGGGCCACTCAAAGTATGAGACGCCCAACGATGTACTCAAGAGCGTGCTAAACGCCTTACAGGACGTTGAGGAGCCGTTTAAGACCAACGAAGCAATGCACTGGGGCAACCTGTTGGAAGTGCCTCTGCTGCTTGAGGCAAGCGCACGCCTGGGTCTGTCGCATTTAAAGCTCGACCATCCAAAGCCCTACTTTCATCCTGATGCGCCAATCGCCTGTTCGTTAGACGGCGATGGTAACGGCAACGGTCTGGTCGTTACCAACAATCCAGATGCCGGCGTTTACGTCATTGGCCAGGACAGCATTAAGTTAGACGGTTTTGGCGTGCTCGAGGCAAAGCTGACCAGCTCATATCCCGAAGACTGTCCGGCAATGAGTCGGGGACCACTCCAGCTCCAGGCTCAAATGGACATTTATGGCGCCAAGTGGGGAGCTGTCTGTGTCTTATATCAAGGCATTGAGCTGCGCATCTTTCTGTTTGCTCCTCACGAGGAGACCCAAGCGCTGATTCGTAAGAAAGCGTTTGAGTTCGAGTCCAAGCTGACGCACTGGTCCGAGACCGAGGAAATCGAATGGTACGACCCTGCAACGCCGGCAGAGTACGGCACCAAGTGGCCAGGCGATCCAAACCTAGATTCGGTTGATCTTGGCGAATGGGGAGCCACGTTGGCTGAGCGGATTGTCAAGGCCAAGCAGGAAATCAAAGTGCTGGAAGCCAGCATCGAAGAATGCGAGACCGAGCTGAAGGAAATGCTTGGCAATGCCACGCTGGCGCACGCTGAGGAGTTCCGTATCTCCTGGCCGATCCGTAACTACGCAGCGCAGCTTGAGAAGGTCGTACCGGCCAAACCAGCGCACTCAATGCGCCAGTCAACTGTCACGATTAAGGGACCGAAATGAAAATCGCAGCAGCATTTGTCGCAGCCAAGCGTGCGTTTGCACCAGCGCTGAAGACCAACACAAACTCTCATTTCAAAAATAAGTACGTCGACCTTGCGAGCTGCTTGGAAGCCGTCAACGATGCCCTGCTCGAGAACGGCATCGCTGTCTACCAGGAGACGTTTGACGTGCAGGACGGCGTGACCGTGGAGACCTGCTTTCTTCACGAGTCCGGTGAGACGCTGCGTATGGGCAAGCTGCACGTGCCAGCAGCCAAGCACGACCCGCAAGGGTATGGGTCTGCCCTGACTTACGCTCGACGTTACTCGCTAATGGCTGCGTGCGGTATCGCTGCCGAGGATGATGACGGCAACGCTGCCAGCAGAAAGCCCACTCAACGGCCCGAGGGTAAGCCGGCAAACCCGTTGGATGCGGTAGCACCCAAAGCGCTGCCAAAGCCTACTGAACCGCCGCCAGACGTGATTGAATTCGAGGATGGAGCTGGTGGCACCTGGGCGTTGCGAGTGCCCAACGAAGCCAAGCCACGCTCAATGAGCGCTGATGAAGCTGCATGGGTTGTGGAGTTCAATAACCTGGCTGACGCCGTGATGAAAGCCGGCAAGATCCCGCCAGCAGATCGCATCGCCAAGCTCAAGCTGCTGCGTACATCCAATGACGCTGAGATTGCGCGACTGTCGATGGTGGAACGCGCCAGGTTCTTGCAGACCTTCTCAGCACGGATTGGCGCCCTCGATGCGCTTATGAAAGCAGCCGCATGAGGATGGCGCAGATCCGATTATTGGACGCAATCGGGGGGCTTGAGAAAAGCTTGGGCCGGTTGCCGTCCATGAATGAAATCGCACGGGTTCTGGGCTGCACGCCCCAGACCGTCCACAACATGATCAAACGAATGAGGAGCAAGAATGAAACGGTGTCCGCCCTGCCACGGGAATTGCAATCAGGGTCGAAACTGTCCAAACAGGAGCAAAACACGTGAGCTATATAGTCGCCTCGCTGCCGCCGATTAAATGCTTTGTGAAGCGGGAATTTTTGTACAACGACACAAAAGGTCACGGGGAGCTTGAACCAGCCGTCTGGGTAAGTCTGAAGGCACTCCGAGGTCAAGTGTTTCGCATTGAGTCGCTGCTGCCAGCCTACGGCGCTTTGTACGACAAGCTGCCCATTCACGCTTACGTCTGGCACAAAGAAGCCGGTAATCTGCCAATCGACGTGCTCCAGCTCTGGGATTGCATGAGTTACCGATTCACTATCGTCGAAAAGATCGGCTTGAGGAATTTAGGCGTCAAGTTTCTCGGCAAAGACAAGCAGTGGCACTTCGGACGCTATCTTTTTACGGTGGATTTCTGCGCCGACGGCATGGAGGTGGATACCGGATTTACTGAACAAGCCGAGGAACATAAGTCTTTCAACTGGATCAAACTGGACAACGGACAGTTTGCCTGTCAACCGAACAACCGATGCCTGTGGTACGACCAGAGCCTAATCCCAGGCGATACAAAATTCCCAGATTTTCAAGCTGCACAAACGGTTTGGAGCGTGGACGGAACGCGCAAGTGGTATGCAGGAGACGATTGGTTTTATGATTTTAAGGAGCGAGAATGAAAGTCTGGATTGATCCACCAGAAGGATGGCGCTACGGGTTTCCCAAAGTCTGGGACACCGAGCTGCACGACAATATGCTGCACTGGCTAGATGATCGTGGATACCCGCCAGAGCTGCGTAACCAATATGGCGAATATTTCTTTGTCCGGCAATGGTCCGTCAAAGACGATTCGTTTGGAATCTAGAGCGCAGACACGTCGATTAGTTCGCC